CTTTTTTTTCGTTCCATATCGCTTGTTATGGAAGCACTGGAAAGAGTTCAACGGCGAAAACCCGCTTGCCGGCTATCAGAGCACAGAATATGAAGTACCGCAGATGACGGCTACAAACGCGCAGGTTCAAACGTTATGGGATTATTTCGGTTTTCCGACGGATGTAGAAAATAAGTTATCCGTAAGTGCGTTTCCGTTCAGAGCCTATTGGAAGATTTACAACGATTGGTTTCGCGACGAAAATCTTCAGAACGCTGTGTCTATTCAGACTGGCGCTCCCCTTTCTTCAACTTCGTCGGAAGATGATGCATATGGCGGCGATGCTACGCAAGACGCTACGGCTGCACAGTGTTTTTATCGTGGTAAGCGTCATGATTACTTTACAAGTGCGCTCCCTTGGCCGCAGAAAGGTCCTGGCGTAGAGTTGCCTCTTGGTCAAACCGCTTCGGTTTCCGGGTCGCTTCCCATTTCCGGTTCTTTACCTGTTTCCGCGTTTACGTCTTCAAACATTCTTGCTAATGCATGGTTAAATGGTACTTCGGTTTTGTTAGGTAATTCTGGTTCTGGTTCTAGTGCCAACCACGATGTCATTTTGTCTCAATCTGGTGATTCACACGCTAAATTTTACCCTCTTGAGGCATATGTCACAATATCTGGGCAGACTGCTGATGCTTCGCATGCTACGGCTGATGCGTCAAAGGCGGTAGTTGATTTGTCGAGTGCAACGGCAATTACAATTAATAGCTTACGTTCTGCTTTTGCGCTTCAACGATTCTATGAAAAAGACGCTCGTGGTGGTACGAGATATACTGAAATTATTCGTTCGCATTTCGGCATTATTTCGCCGGATGCTCGCTTGCAGCGTAGCGAATACCTCGGCGGTGATTCAACCCCGATTATGTTCAATCCTGTTCAGCAGACGTCTTCTACGGACACTACTTCTCCGCAAGGTAACTTATCTGCCTATGCTTTGATGAGTACGCGTGTTCATGGTTTTAACAAATCGTTTACGGAGCACGGCATTGTAATTGGTTTGTGTAATATCCGTACTGATTTGAGTTATCAGCAGGGTATCAATAAGACATGGCTTCGCCAAACGAGAGAAGAATTTTATTGGCCTACTTTTGCCCATTTAGGTGAGCAAGCGATTCTCAATAAAGAAATTTACGCACAAGGTACTGATGCTGACAATCAGGTCTTTGGCTATCAAGAACGTTACGCTGAATGTCGTTACCATCCATCTATTATTACTGGCAAGATGCGCTCGACATATGCGCAGAGTACGGATGTTTGGCACTTTGCCCAGAAATTTGATGCGCTTCCTGCTCTTAACGGTGAGTTTATTCAAGACCAGGCTTCTTACCAAGCTATTAAGCGTATTAGTGCGGTGCAGACTGAACCGCAGTTTTATCTTGATGCGTATTTAGATCTAAAATGTGCTCGTCCAATGCCTGTATATGGCGTTCCTGGTCTCCTTGACCATTTCTAAGAGGTGATGATATATGAGTTGGTTGTCGTCGGTTGCTGGTGCTGCTCTTGGTATATGGTCGGGCAATAAGTCGGCTAATGCCCAGGCTGCACTTTCACGCGAGCAAATGCAGTGGCAATCGCAGGAAGCACAAAAAACTCGCGATTGGCAAGAAAAAATGTCTTCTACCGCCCATCAGCGCGAGATTGAAGATTTACGTAAAGCTGGCTTAAATCCCATGCTTTCCGGCATGGGCGGTCAAGGCGCGTCTACACCTGCCGGCGCGACTGCTTCTTATTCTTCTAATGCGTATACTGGTTATGGTTCGGATGTTTCTAATGGTATTAATGCTATGACTGGTATGTATTCTGCTAAGACAAATCGCAAGATTCAGCAGCAGCAAGAAAAAAATTTAGAGCAGCAAAATTTAAACATCGGTGCAGACACATACAAAAAGACGCAAGAAGGTCGTGCTGCTGCCACCGAAGCAGATTACAAGAAAGCTATGTTGGCGGCTCAATTAGTGCAGTTGGCCGCTAACGCAAATAATTTGCAAGCTAATGCCGATTTTACGAGAGGTGTCGGCACTGCCAAAGCACAGTCTGAGATTGATAAATACAATGCTGAAACTCGGTACATTAGCGGTCCTCAGACCGATGTCGCAAATGCGACAACCGCTAATCTCGGCGCTCAGACAAATCGGATTAATGCTTTATTGCCACACGAAATTGCGAAAATTGATAGCGATATCGAGAAGAATGTGCACGAAATTTTACGAATTGATTCCGAAACAAGCTTGAATCAAGTTAAAATGATGACCGAGAAGTACGTACAAGGCGAGCTTAGCGCTCGCTCGTTGGTCGAGTATCTGCAAGCTAAGGGACAAACCGAAGACAATGCCCTGAAATTTGTAAATCGTGTGCGTGCCCAAATAGATCTAAAACAGTATCAAACCCAGAATCGCTATTCTGGCGTTACCCCGCAAGGCCCCTATGAATATCTAGCTCGTATTCTCGGTAACGCGAAAGGTCTTGTTGATGCTAGTCCGTTGGGTCTTGTCACACAAATTTTTAAGTGAGTTTTCTGTTAGAAATCTATTGACTTTCTATTTAATTTAAACTATGTTATAATTTAAACATAGAAAGGAGAGTTGATAGATATGACAGAGTCGAAAAAGTCGAGAAGTGTTTATTGTACAGAAAGCGAATACCAGCGTTTGAAGAATGCTCTTGCACTTATTCGTGTTTATGATAATCTCGGTCCTCTTGCATTTTCCGAGAAGGCTTTCGCTGAACAGTCTTTTTGGAAGATAGTGAAAGGAATTGATAAGCATGATTAAGTTCATTAAGTTTATTTTGTTTTGCTGTTCGCTGCTGCTCGCTTTATCTATTGTGCTTTTTGTGCTGATTCTTATAGTCAGTACGATTGACGCTTTATTTTGAGAGAGAGGAATGATATTATGAAACGACAAAAAATGAGCAAGAAAAAGAGCCGTAAAAATTTTCGCCGCGGCATGACAGTTAACCCGAAGAACAATCGTCCGATACCGATGCGAGGCGGTTTTAGGCTTTAGTAGACAATCGGTCGGCGTCAATCTTGTCATGTATAGGTTGTCCTGGTTAGCCATGTTTTTAGACTATAGTAGGCGAGTGTATAGTGAGTATCTTTTCACGTACACTTCGCCCTGGATAGCCATGTTTTAGGAGGTATGATATGCCATGTTACCATCCAATACCTATGTGGTACTCTAAAGAAATTAATAAAGAGACTGGCAAGCGGTCGTTAACCGCAAACTATGGTAATGCTTGGCGTCCACTCGGTAAGCTTCCCGAAACAATTTATGTTCCGTGTGGTCAGTGTGTTGGCTGCCGGCTTGAGTATAGCCGACAGTGGGCCATGCGCTGTGTACATGAGTTCGAGATGGCCGGTCGTGTTGGGTCATTTTTAACGCTTACTTACAGTCCCGAGTATTTGCCGGAAGATGGTAAAATTCATAAGGATGTTTTTCAAAAGTTTATGAAGCGTCTTCGTAAGAAGTTTGGCAATGGTCTTCGTTTCTTTGCTTGTGGCGAGTACGGCCATAAGTTTAAAAGGCCGCACTATCATGCTGTTATTTTCGGACTGCGTTTTCCAGATTTAATGATTCACACAGTTAAGCACGGTTTCCAGTATTATCGTAGTCCAACATTAGAAAAGCTGTGGCCTTATGGATTTAGTCTAATCGGCAGTGTTACTTTTGAGTCGTGCGCTTATGTCGCTCGCTATGTCATGAAAAAACAAAAAGGTGATGATGTTGATGAATCTTTACAACCTTTTGTTTTGATGTCGCGTATGCCAGGTCTTGGTCATGATTGGTATGAGAAGTATAAAAGTCAGGTTTACCCCAACGATTTTATCGTTGTTCGCGATGGCGTGACGTGTAGGCCACCTGCATATTATGATTCTTTACTTGAAAAGGATAATCCCGATTTGTACGAGAAAGTCAAAAAAGCTCGTCAAGACAAGTATTGTCGCGATGAGTCGATGACAACAGAAGAATATGAAATTGCTCAGATTCAAGAGCGTCTAAAAGCCCGTAAGCTAACAAAGCTTGTTCGACGGCTGCATGATGATATGGACATGTATGAGTAGATGCCATTTGACTTTTTGCCCCCCCCGTATGGTACTGTTGTACTAACGAGAGGGCATTTTTTTTATATTTAAAATGAGCGATCCTTCTCTGTTTACTCCAAGCAATACTCCCTCTCGGAAAGGAGTGATTTCAAGTTACTATTCTTGTACGTATTTTGACCGTTATTGTTACTGCTGTTTTTGATTTTATTCTCAATATTTTAAAAGGAGTTGTTACGAAATGCTTAAGGTTTATTCAATCTTGGATGATAAGGCACAGTGCTTTAATACGCCGTACTTTGCCCAGAATGACTTGGTTGCTGGCCGTTCTTTTAGTGATTTGTGTAATGATAGTCGGAGTCTTGTTAGTCAGCATCTCGGCGACTTCCACTTGTATTGTTTAGGTGAGTTTGATGACGAAAAAGGTCTTCTGAAGCCGTATGATATGCCTAATTTTATTAGTCACGCCTTACAGTATGCTAATGTCGAAAGGAATGATGCTGATGGAGATACGTTCTAGATATAATGCCGGCGTTCGAGAAGGCTGGAAATCTTCTGTCCCTTCTATGACGCAGCAGCAGTTTAAAGATGAGGCAGATATAAATTACATTGTCTCTACGTACGATTCTTCTGGCGTTATGCCTACGTTTCATGGCGATGGCCAGCCGGCGCAGCCTATTTTTGGCGATTTTGCGTTACTTCCGGACAATGCGCAGGAGATGTACAATCGTATGATTGAAGCTAAAAATAATTTTGATAATTTGCCATTAGAAGTCCGCAAGCGATTTAATTATAATCCGGCTGCTTTCTTGGAATTTGTCGATAACCCGGAAAATTTAGATGAGCTTGTGGCTATGGGTCTTGCTACTAAGACGACGGCTGCTGTGCCTAATTTGGATGATAATTCGGAGAATCCGAATAATAATACAGGTTACAAAGCTGATGAATAAGCATTTTATCAATAAATGTCACTTTTTCTCAGAAAAGCTGAAAAACCGCATGGTTGTCACTTTCGTTTTCAGGTCGTACCAGTTCTACTTGATGTAACTGGTACGACTGACACCAATGTAAGATTGGTGCTCTAAATGTAGATGTTAGGAGATGCATAAAAATGTCAAAAAGAGCTACCCAACACAACTTTGCTATAAGTCCGCAAAACCAAATTCCTCGGTCTTCGTTTAAGCGTTCTCATACGGTTAAGACTACGTTGGATGCAGGTCGACTTGTCCCGTTTTATATCGACGAAGTTTACCCTGGCGATACTTTTAATTGTAGAGCAACGCTTTTTGGTCGTATGGCTACGCCGATTGTTCCGGCTATGGATAATGCTTATATGGATACTTTCTTTTTTTTCGTTCCATATCGCTTGTTATGGAAGCACTGGAAAGAGTTCAACGGCGAAAACCCGCTTGCCGGCTATCAGAGCACAGAATATGAAGTACCGCAGATGACGGCTACAAACG